TTTTCTATCTTTAAAAGTCTCTCCAGTTTTCTTATTTCTATAGGTTAATTGTACTTCTGCTTCTTTTAATTCCATTAATCTGTTTTCTCCTTTTTAATATTTAGATAACTAATACCAAACACCACACCATCAGACATGGTTCCAGCCGTAGTATAGGATAATTTAGTGCCCCCTTCTACAATCAAGGGTAAAGTTAATATCTCTACACTAGCTGATGTTGATAATGTTTGTGTATGCACTATCTCAAATGCATTATTTTTAATGGTAACAGTTGGTGTATTAGACCCTGATTTATTAGTAACTCGTAAGGATCTTACAATTATTGTTTCATTTACACTTGGCTCCAACATATCAACAGACTCGGCTGATGTGGTTGTTTTACCATAAAATTTATATTCATTTACTACTGCCATTATGCATCTAAAAAGAAAGTTTTAGCTTCTATCTCCTGTTTAACTTCATCTTGAAATGAAGAGTTTAATTTTGTTATCACACCATCAAGATCTCTAACTAATGATTGTAGATTAGCTCTACTATATTCTTCTTCTGCTCTTGTTAATGATTGTACAATCTTTGCCATTATAATATACTTGCTAGTCCTCCTTTTGCCATTCTAAACGCGTTAGCAGCTCTACCTTTTGATCCTTCATAGTTTCCACTTGTGCTTTGAGTGCTACCACTGCCTTTTGAATACGGACCATAATCTTTTCCAGTGTTATCTATATTAGCAAAATCACCAGATCCAGTATATCCATCACCGCTTCCGCTTGATGGTGGAGTTCCAGGATGAATATTTGTGCCACTATATATATCTGTGCCATCTGGATTTTTAAAAGCGCCGGCCCTAATTTTATCAGCGACATCTCTTTGTCTTATAGCGTTGTTAAAAGCTATCTGTTCTTCTATGTCGTCTAATTCTTTTTCTTTTTCCAAATAATATTTGTCAATGTCTCTTAAGTCTTTATTTGCATTCTTCCTGTCTCTAGCTATTTGTGCTCTCTCTTTTACTTTATCAGCATAATTACCTGTAAAACTTTCTTTATTAAAACCATATCTATCTTGACCACTTAAGTTACTGCCTTCATACATAGATTGTTCGGTTATACCTAATTGTTGGTCGATAAAAGCATTGTCAGCTGCGTTTAATCTATTTTCTCTTGAAAAATTATCTGCCATACCCATTAAAAAATTTCCTCCAGGAACTATCGTACCTATTCCCATTTTAACTAAATTACCCATTTTATCTAAATAAGTTTCTTGAGGTTCCATTCCAGGAAGATAGCCAGTTCGATTGTAATCAGTTCGATAAGTATAGTGTCCAGGTTCAAAAGGACCCATACTTAATGTTCGTGCTGTGTAAGGGTCAAAAACATTAGCAACTCTGTCATTGTTTTGATTATTAGTGTTAGCAAAATCTATAAAAGAATTAGTGTTAGTAATTCCATCAGAATCTATGTCTTCTTCTTTAATTACGGGAAAGTTACTGTTTAATCTATATTTTTCTTGAGGAATAAAATATGTCCCAGAATTATAAATATCTTGATCAGCTTGATTGTAGAATAAAGCCATTATCTTCTTCCTCCTGGATGTATATCCAGTCTAAATGTACCAAGTTTCCAATCTTCATTGCTAGTTGTATTAGCAACTTTTAATGCAATAGATCTTGCTCTTAATCTTGTATCTTTTTTAGTAGTAGTTGAATCAACACTAAAGTTTGTAGTAGTTCCTGTGCTATTTGGATAATTTCTAGTTGTAAAACTAACTTGAGTGTTTCCTGTTTGCGAAATAAAATCTGGTATAAATCTGCTTATTCTCATTATAAATTCTCCATCTCCTCTAAGGTCTGGCATTCCTACAACTTGTCCTGTGCTAGCTCTTCTTTGAGTAATGTCAAAATCGCCAGAAGTTATAGTACCAATTACAGCAGTTACCGCTCCGCCAGCATTAATTTGATCGGTCCCTGTTTCCTGATTATAGTATATAGTACTTCCGTCTGTATTACCAGTAACATCATAAGAGGCATTATCAGAAGGATTATAGTATGTAGCGTGAGGTCTATCAAAAACAGCAGAATCCTGCCATGCTGCTCGTGGTAAAGTCCCTGTGGTCCATATAGGACGCTTGCTTGTAGAGTCTAAATAGTTATATGTTACAACCCTGTTAACTGCATCAGATGCAGCCGTGCAATAAAACCAGTTAATTTCTCCAAACAAGTTATTTAATCCTGCATTGACTAAGTCTCTTGAAGTTGAGTTTAGGTCATCATAAACATGGTCTTCTACTAAACAAGGTAGAGATTTTAATTGACCATCGTATGCAAAGAACCCATTCTCAGACATCCAATAAGCTGTACCATCAACTTCAATACAGGCATTTTTACCCATTAATCCACAGTTAGTTCCTATCTGTTCAAACGAGAAAGTAAAAGGTTGGCCAACAAATTTCATAAGAAATAATGCTGTG